AAATACATTGGCGGATAAACTTATTGTTAAAATTAGTAATCAAACTAAATTAATTAAATAAAACACAAATATGAAAACAAGCGTAATTAATCAAATCAAAACTTTACTTGGAATGGAAGTGAAATTGGAAACAATGAAATTAATGGACGGAATAACAATTTTTGAAGCCGACACTTTTGAAACTGACAAAGAAGTTTTTATTGTAACGGAAGACGAACAAAAAATTCCTGTTCCAATTGGAGAATACGAATTAGAAGACGGAAGAATTTTAGTAGTAGAAGTTGAAGGTATTATTTTAGAAATAAAAGAAGTTGCAACTGAAGAAGAAGTTGTTGAAGAAGAAGCACCAGAAGTAGAAGTTGAAGTTGAAGCGGAAGCAACACCAACAGCAAAGAAGACAGTAGAAAGCATAGTTAAAGAAACGTTCTTTGCAGAAATAGAACAATTAAAAACAGAAAATATCGAGTTAAAAGCGAAATTAGAAAACCTATCTAAAGTTAACGAAGTTACAACTGAAGTAACCGAACTTGCAGACGTTAAGCCAATTTCTTTTAACCCTGAAAACAAGAACGAAGTTGAACATTTTCAATATGGTTCAAAGAGACCACGCACAACGATGGACTCAATTTTAGAAAAAATAAGTAATTTAAAATAAGTATTAACAATTTAAAAAAATTAAAAAATGGCATTAGTAACAACAGGTACTACTTACGCAGGAGAATTTGCCGGTAAGTACATCGCAGCAGCTTTATTAAGCGCACCAACATTAGAGCAAGGTGGAGTAACAATACTTCCGAACGTAGCTTACAAACAAGTAATTCAAAAAGTAGCAACAGGTTCAATCGTAGTAGATGCTTCTTGTGCATTTACAAACACAGGAGACGTTACACTAACTGAAAGCGTTTTAACAACAAAAGAACTTCAAGTTAACCTTGAGCTTTGTAAAAAAGATTTGTTCCAAACTTGGCAAACAGCAGAAATGGGTTATTCTGGTTTCAGAACTTTACCTAAAACATTTAGTGATTTCTTAATTGCACACGTTGCTGAAAAAGTAGCAGCGGCAACAGAAACTGCAATATGGAGCGGAACAGCAACAAGTGGTTCTTATTTAGGACTTAAAGCGAAACTAATCGCAGGTTCAGCACCAGCAGTAGGTACACCTTTAACAGGTGCGTCTTTAACAGCGGCAAACGTTATTTCTGAAATGGGTAGAGTTGTAGATTTAATTCCTGCAACACTTTACGGAAACGAAGGATTGAGATTGTATGTTTCTCAAAAAATTGCTAAATTGTACGTTCGTGCATTGGGTGGTTTTGGTGCTTCAGGTTTAGGAGCAAACGGAGTTAACGCACAGGGTACACAATGGTACACAAACGGAAGTCTTTCATTTGACGGTATTCCTGTTTTTATGGCTAACGGACTTGGTGCTGACAATATGATTGCAACAACAGTAGATAACTTGTATTTCGGTTGTGGTTTGTTAAACGACCAAAACGAAGTTAAAGTAATTGATATGGCTGATATTGACGGTTCGCAAAATGTACGTATAGTTTTACGTTACAACGCAGGTGTTGAAATTGGTTTTGCTTCAGACGCAGTAACTTACGGAGCGTAACATTAAATAAAAAGCGGGATGTAAAAGTTCCGCTTTATTTTATTCACATTTAAAAACAAAAAACGAGATGGCTTGTTTATTAACACACGGTAGAGCTGAAGTTTGTAAAGAATTTGTAGGCGGTATAAAGTCAATTTACTTTATTAACTACGGAGATTTAGGCGCAATTACTTATGATGGAGTTTCACCTGCAAACCCAGACATAACTGACCAAATTAAAACTATTGCAGGAACTATGAGTTTGTACAAGTATGACTTGAAAGGCGCAAATAGTTTTGAGCAAACAATTACAAGTTCACGTGAAAACGGAACTACATTTGTAGAACAAACTTTGACTTTTACAATTAAAGGTTTAGATGCAACAACAGCAAAGCAAATGAAATTACTTGCTTGGGGACGTCCACACGTAGTAATTAAAACAAACGCTAACAATTTCTTTTTAGCAGGACTTAATCACGGAATGGATGTAACAACAGCACTTATTTCAAACGGTACTGCAATGGGTGACCTTAACGGTTTTACTTTGACATTGGTTGGACAAGAGCCAATTAATGCAAATTTCTTAAATGTTGCTTCACCTTATGCTGATATTGATTTAGTAGGTGCAGGAAAAGTATTTACAGGGGGAACATTAGTTATTTCTTAACACTTAAAAAAATTATTTTTAAAGCCGTTCTTAATGTTCGGCTTTTTTTTTGTCTTAAAAAAGAACAAAAAAACGAATTTTTAATTATAACTATATGATAGTATTAACACCTTCTACATCACCGCAAACGTTTAGTTGTATTCCACGAGACAACACGTTTAACGTTATGGAAATAACAGACGAACAAACAAACGTTACTACTACAATTACAATTGCTTCAAAAACAGTAGGTGATTATATTTATACAATAACAGCAACTTACGCTTTAATAGAAGGACACACCTATACATTAGTTTTAAAATACGGAACTAACATAATTTACAAGGATAGAATATTTTGCACAGCACAACCTTTAGTTACATTCTCGGTTAACAATAACCAATATGTTTCTAATTCCACAACAAATGATTTTATAGTTTATGAGTAATATACACGTTTTAAATTTGTCGGCTTACACTTCACCTGTTATTTCGGAAACTAACCGAGAAAATTGGGTTGACTTTTTAACTGAAGAAGGCGACCAATACTTTCAATTCTTAATTGATAGATATAGTAATTCAACAACGAACAACGCTATTATAAACAACGTAGCACGATTAATTTACGGAAAAGGTTTAAGTGCATTAGACGCTAATAAAAAGCCGAACGAGTACGCACAAATGATGTCTTTATTTAACAAAGAAGACGTGCGAAAAATGGTTTTAGACCGTAAAATGTTTGGACAATTTGCCGTTCAAGTACACTACAACGACAAGCACGACAAAATATTAAAAGCGTATCATATTCCGGTTAATTTATTACGAGCTGAAAAATGCGATAAAGACGGAAACATAACAGGATATTATTACAGCGACAATTGGGACGATACTAAAAAATATGCGCCGATTAGATTTAACGCTTTTGGATATTCAAAAGAAAAAGTAGAAATTTTATTTTCTAAACCTTATTCAGTAGGGATGAAATATTACGCATATCCTGACTATCAAGGGGCGTTACCTTACACACTACTTGAAGAAGAAGTTGCAGACTATTTAATTAACGAAGTTCAAAACGGATTTAGCGGTACTAAAGTTGTAAATTTTAACAACGGAATACCAACGGATGAACAACAAAGTATTATTTCAAACAAAGTATTAAGCAAACTAACAGGTTCACGTGGACAAAAAGTAATTGTTGCTTTTAACAACAACGCAGAAAGCAAAACAACGGTTGAAGACATACCACTAAATGACGCTCCAGAACACTACACTTATTTAAGCGAAGAATGTTTACGCAAAATTATGTTAGGACATAACGTTACTTCGCCTTTACTTTTTGGAGTTGCTTCAACAAATGGCTTTTCAAGTAACGCAGACGAGTTAAAAAATAGTTCGGTACTTTTTGACAATATGGTTATAAGACCATTCCAAGAAGAACTATTAGACGCTTTTGATAGCATTTTAGCATTTAACGGAATTGCATTAAAGTTATTTTTCAAGACTTTACAACCTTTAGAGTTTACAGATTTGGAAAACACGCAAACAGAAGAACAAGTTGCAGAAGAAACAGGAACGGAATTAAGTTCACACACAAATAAATTAATTGATTTAGGCGAAGAACCACAAGACAATTGGTTGCTTATAGACGAAAAAGAAGTTGACTACGAAAATGACGATAAAGAAAACGATTTATTGAGTAGTGAACCAAAACAAAGTTTATTAAGCAAAATTGTTAATTTAGTTAGTACAGGAGACGCAAGACCAAACATAACAAGTAAACAAGACAAAACTATTGACGGAGTAAAGTTTGTTGTTCGTTATAAATACGAAGGCGAAACGACAAAAAACAGACGTGAATTTTGTACACAAATGGTTTTAGCAAACAAGATTTATAGAAAAGAAGACATTTTAAATATGAGTACACAAGTTGTTAACGCAGGTTGGGGTGCAAAAGGTGCTGATACTTATTCAATTTGGTTATACAAAGGCGGTGGCGCTTGTCATCATCGTTGGAATAAACAAGTTTACGCAGTTTTTGAAGGCACAGGGTTAAACATAACCGAAAACACAAAGAAATTGGCACAAGCAAAAGCCGCTAAATTTGGTTATGTAATTACAAACCCAAGTTTAGTTGCAACACGTCCAATTGATATGCCGAACAAAGGGTTTTTACCTACAAATAAAAAAGAGAATTAATGGCAGACGCACTTTTAGTTACACGACAAGACCTTGTAAAATTCACTTCGTTAAACGGAAACGTTGACACGGACAATTTTATTCAATACATAAAGATAGCACAAGATACAGACTTGCAAAATTTCACAGGAACAAAGCTATTAGACAAGATAAAAGCGGACATCATAGCAAATACATTAAGCGGAAATTATTTAACGCTTACAACGACTTATTTAAAGCCGATGCTTATTCACTTGGCAATGAAGTATTATTTGCCGTTTGCAGCTTATACGATTTCAAACAAAGGAGTTTACAAACACAATTCCGAAAATAGCACAAGCGTAGAAAAAAACGAAATAGACTTTTTAATTGAAAAGGAAACACAAATATCACAACACTACACACAACGTTTTATTGACTACATAAGCAACAACACAAGTTTGTTTCCAGAATACAATACGAATTCAACAAGTGATATGTTTCCTGATACAAACAACAATTACACAGGATGGTACATTTAAGAACATACAAACCTAAAGAAGTCAATATCGTAAAGTTAAAGACTTACTTAAATACTATAAAAAATGGGAAGTAGTTGGGGTTCTTTACCTTCAAGAACAAGTCCAAAAGGTGGTCAACGTGGTTGTCTATGTAAAGACGGAAAAAGATATTCTGTAAAGTGTTGTAACGGAAGTTTACACGCACAAGGAATAGGCGTTATTGACGGTACTGCGATTCCAATAATTATACCAAGCGCATACAGAATAACAGAAATAAGCGACCAAAGAATAACAGAAAATAACGATAACAGAGTAACACAATAAATTATGGCAGATATAAAAATTAGTCAATTAACCGCAAAAGGAACGGCAATAGCAAATACTGATTTAGTAGAAATTAGTGAAAGTGACGGAGCAGGTGGTTATGTAACAAAGTCGGTTACAGGTGCAAATATTATAGGTTCAAAGCAAAACACTTTAATAAGTGGTACTAACATAAAGACCATTAATTCAACTACAATATTAGGTAGCGGTGACTTAACAGTACAACCTACTTTAGTAAGTGGCACAAACATAAAAACGATAAATAGTAATTCGATTTTAGGTAGTGGCGATTTAGTAATAACCGGTGGTGTATCTTCAGTTTCAGCAACAACACCTGTAGTCGCAACAGGAACTACAACACCTGTTATTAGTTTAGATTCAAATTATGGAGACACTCAAAATCCGTATGCGTCAAAAACTGCAAATAATATTTTAGCAGCACCTGATGGAACGGCAGGAGTACCAACATTTAGAGCGATTGTAAGCGCAGATATTCCTACACTTAACCAAAACACAACAGGAACGGCAAGTAACGTCACAGGAATTGTAGCACTTGCGAATGGTGGTACAGGCACAGCAACACCAAGTTTAGTTGCAGGGACGAACATAAGTATTACAGGAACTTTTCCTAACCAAACAATAACCGCTTCAGGAGCAGCAGGAGCAGTAACACAAATTGTTGCAGGAACAAATGTTACAATATCTCCTGCGGGTGGTACAGGAGTAGTTACAATAAACGCAAGTGGTGGCGGTGGTGGTGGTACAGAGATAGGAGCTTTGATTGGTGGGGGAATAGTTGTTGCAGTATTTAATGATAGCGGAGTTAATAAAGCACTTGTTGCAAGTTTGACTAATTTAACTCCAAGTTTACCTTGGACAATACCAGCATTTCAAACTATTGCAATAGGTGCTACAGCTCGAAGTTATTCAGATGGTCTTACAAATACTAATGCAATTATAGCACAAACACTTCTCCCTGCAACTACACTTTATGCCGCAGGAGTAGCAAGACTTTTTGCAGGTGGTGGTTTTTCAGATTGGTATTTACCTGCAATTTGGGAGTTAAATATGTGTTATAATTCAGCAGCCATTGTCAATAGAGTTTTAGGCTCAACAAATGGGTTTCTTAATTCTATATATTGGAGTTCTACAGAAGCAGCAGCTAATAGTGTAAATGCTCTTTTTACTGGTGATGGTTCACAATTTACATCTGTTAAGAGCAGTAACTTATCAGTCCGAGCAGTAAGAATACATACAATTTAAATACATAAAAATGAAAGTACAAATAGGGTATTATAACGAGCAAGGCACTTATATAGAAGAACTTGTTGATGTTATTGAAAGAACAACTGAAGAATTAATACAAGAGAAAGAAGCACAGCTTTTGGCTATGTACGATGAGTTAAAAGCTCTTAAAGGAGAATAATGAAAAGTAATTATTTAGCAAGTCTTTATTTTATAGCGGGTTTTTTAACTTCGTTTTCTTTGATTTGTCAAGGCACAGAACCCTATATTAATTTGGCAGGTGTTACTTTATTTTTTTACTTAACTTTCAGTTTAACGGAAGCACTTGAAGACTTATGAAAACACAATTTTACTTATTAATTTACACGGTTAAAAATTCACTTTTGAAACTTATAACAATTTGCTTTTCGTTTTTTATACCTATAAGCGGAATACTTGGACTTTTGTTTGCGTTAATTTTAGCAGATACAGTTACCGGTATTTGGAAGGCTAAACATCAAAAACACGAAATTACATCTCGCAAGTTTTCGGCAATAGTTTCAAAACTTTTACTTTACGAGTTGACCGTTATACTTTTTTACCTTATAGACTTTTATATTTTAAACGAAATAATTTTAACGTTCTTTTCCGTTCCTTTAATGTTGACTAAAGTTTTAGCGTTGGTTCTTGCTTCAATAGAAATAATGAGTATAAACGAGAATTACAAAGTTGTTAAAGGAATAGACATTTGGCAAAGCGCAAAATTATTGTTTGCACGAGCAAAAGAAGTTAAAGACAACATTAATAAGTTAAAATGAATTTAAGCGCACACGTTACGTTAGCAGAATTTCAAGATTCAACTACTGCAACGACACACGGAATAAACAATAAAATGAATGAGTCGCAAATTGCGTCCGCAAAACTTTTATGTGAAAACGTATTTGAACCTTTGAGAAGTTACCTAAACACACCGATTAAAATTAGTTCTGCCTATCGTTCAGTACAATTGAATAAAATGATTAAGGGGGCAATTGGAAGCCAACATACAAAAGGCGAAGCAATGGACTTGCAAATAGGCGCAAATGGGTTTTTCTTTATTAAAACAAAGTTAGACTTTGACCAACTTATATGGGAGTTTGGAAACGATGAAAATCCTTCTTGGGTTCACGTTAGTTATAGTTCTAAAAATCGTAAACAAGTATTAAAAGCAACCAAAAAAAATGGGAAAACTATTTATTCTAATTATTAGTGTTTTACTTTATTCGTGTTCGGCTCAATACCATTTGAACAAAGCAATTAAGAAGGGTTTTAAATGCGATGAAACAAGCGACACAATTCGAATAACAACTTTGGATAGTATTCCTGTAATTGTAAACGACACAATAGTTTGGGAAAAAATTTTAAATACAAAAGACACAGTTATAAAATACAAAACTGTTTACGTTCCAAAAACACGATTAGATAAAAAAATTGAATATAGAATTAAGGTTAAGACTATATACAAAGAACGAATAGTTGAAAAAGCACAGGCACGAGCTGAAGGTAAAAAGGCAAAAATGCAAGTCAAATTAAACCGACCTAAAGGAAATTTAAATCTTTTATTCGTTGGTGTTGGAATAGGTTTACTACTTTCGTTCCTATGGAAGTACGCAAAACAATCATTAATTTAAATATTTATGGCAAATAGCAGCGCAAGGTTTCGTTTAAAACAAGACGAAATTGAAATACTTATGCAGTATCGTGGAATCAAAAACGCAACCGATGAAGCTGGAGTTGATGACAAAGACGTTAAACACGGTTGGTTAAAAACTAAACAAGCAAGTTTATTCTTTAAGAACCCAAACTTTAAAGCTGAAGAAATAAACGCTATTCAACAAATAAAAGACGAATGTATTAAAGAAGTAAAAAAATACGCTCCAAAATACACCGATACAGTAATAAAATACGACATTGACACAGACGGACATTTACTTGTAATTGATATTGCAGACTTACATATAGGAAAATTAGCAACAGCATTTGAAACAGGCGAAGATTATAATTCACAGATAGCCGTTAAACGTGCAAAAGACGGACTACAAGGCATTTTAAACAAAGCGAAAGGGTTTTATATTGATAAGGTATTATTTGTTGCAGGAAACGACATTTTACACACCGACAACACCAGACGAACTACAACAGGTGGAACACCGCAAGACACAGACGGAATGTGGTACGATAACTTTTTAATGGCTAAAAATCTTTATATAGAACTTTTAGAACAATTAATGAGTTTCGCAGACGTTGAAGTTGTGTACAATCCAAGTAACCACGATTACACACACGGTTTCTTTTTAATGCAGTTAATAGAAGCACACTTCAGTAATAGTACAATTCGTTTTAACGTAGATTTAAAACACCGAAAAGCGTTTAGGTACGGAAACAATTTAATCGGAACTACACACGGTGACGGAGCGAAAATCGAACACTTACCTTTATTGTTAGCAACTGAATTTCCAATACTTTGGAGCGAAACTAAACACCGATATATTTATTCGCACCATATACACCACAAAACAAGCAAAGATTTTATAGGAGTAACATTTGAAACTTTACGCAGTCCTTCAGGAAGTGACAGTTGGCATCATAAAAACGGATATACAGGCGTTCCAAAAGCGGTTGAAGGTTACATACATCACAAAGAATTTGGACAAATTGCAAGATTAACGCATATTTTTTAGTTTGATTAAATAATTTATAGTATATTTGTCATTCATAGTTGAAAAAAAAGAAAACAGTTGTAAGCTCCCCAGCACGCAGCTGTTTTTTTTTGTCACAAATTGTTACAATAAACGGTTTAATTCCGATTAATTGTCCCGTTTTTTACGAAATAAATTGGACTTTTTATGGTTATAACCTTAATAATAGCAAAGATTTTAAGGGTTTTACCTGTATAATAATACATTATTAAGTAAAATTCACCTTAATTAAGTGTTTTACTTATTTAGAATGAATATAAATTACACTTTTTTCTATTCAGCAAACGTAATA